CCTTTTTTTGAATTAAGCCACAACTTTGTATGGCGTATCCCACTCACCAAAATTGATATCAGTATAATGACTTCTATTAAAGTAATCAGTCATAGCATCATCTTCATTGAAGTAATCTGGACCCTTCATCGCAGCAAGAAGTTCAGAGATAAACGATACCAACTTGGGGTTGTTAGCATAGTGATCCTGATACCAATGCTCATTTACTTGATAATGACTCGTGGGATCAAACTTAACTTCACCCTCTTTCAGTTTAACAACAAGAGTCATATGATGTCTAACAGAAATAGAACCCTTAACTTTGTACTTCTTAAGGACTTCTTTAATAGCAGGAGCAAGTTTCTTTTTATCTTCTTGGGATACATAAGCCATAATAATATTCTCTCTCAGATTAAGCAGATTTGTTTACATAGGTATTGTGGTTTTTAATGAACCATCTTTCCACAACAGGATAACCATCAGCATCTTCATCAGTGATGACATAGGCAACAGTCTTCAATACACGAGCATATCTCCAACTGTTTTCAGCCACCCATACTTTATGGGGATAGTTCTTACTTGAAACGAAATGCTCAGGTTCATCATTCACAGAAAACTCAAAAAGGTTTTCATAATCTTTCTCGACGAAAGAACCAACGATAGTAGCATCATATTCGAAGTAAGTTTTAGTCGGGGCAAAAGCCATATTTCAACACTCTCTCAATTAATTACAAGAGTATTATAACCCGATTCTAAACAAAAAGCAACCTTTTTATTGAATTATTTTAACTTTTTTTATATCGATTTGTTATATGCTTATTACTCTGAGATATAAGAGAGACCGAGAGGGAATATCTCTCCAATACATTGGGCAACTGCTCTTGCCACTTCCATATGCTCTTTCTGCGTACCATTACCAGAGCGCAACTCAATGAAGTGTATCCATGAGCGAATAGACCCTTGCATATATAAGCGAGACTTGGTTAATCCTTCGGGTAATACTGCCCTTGCTTGCTCTTTGGCAATACCCTTTTCAAGTGCCCAGTTATATGCTTTCTCGGCTGCAGAGATAACGCTTTTCTGCGCTGCTTCCCAGTTCTCCATCAATGCTTTATCTTCCGAATCAATACTATTCTGACGGTTCTTAGTGTCTTGTAGTCTTGCTTCTCGGATAACAAACTGATCCCCAAACTCTGACGGATCCGCATATCTTTGAGAGAACTCTTGGAAGGCAAATGATCGGTGACGTAAAATCTGCCTTGCAATATCCCGAGTGGTTTCTATTTCTAGAGTAGCTGATGCCATTTCAAATGGCGACCAGTGCTTATGTTTTGCTAGATAGTTTAACAAACGCTCCGAAGTCTCAGAGTTAATTTGATTACTAGGATTAGAGACTCGAGCACAGAATGCGATCAAGTCTTGAATGTCGTCCATACCTTCAGTCTGGAATGCTTCGGTTGGCTGGGTATGTCCTACAATTTGTACTTTCATTTAGTCACCTTACTTTATTATACTTGGAAACCGCTGTAATCACGTTTCTCGTTATTTCCCCATGTCGCCACAGGTTTATCATTGGCTGGCGTAGTTGGTGCTGCAGAGTCAATTAGATTCTGAGCAGATTCTTCTACATCATATAGCTTCATCTTAGACCTATCAACCCCAACAACAAACCGCTTGTTTGCTCCAGGATCATTATATCTATTCTTCAATTGCTTCACTAATATCTGACCTAACTGCTCGAGTTCCTCGCTACTGATCAGGGCAAACATAAAGTCCGCAGTAGCAGGTAGACCAAACGATTCAGAAGTATCTTCAAGACCAACATCGGAGTTACCATAACCAGATCTTGTAGTCTGAGTTGCCGACATGATAGGAACGTCAAACTCTACAGCAAGACCACGTATCTCTTCAGCAATAGACTTGATCAAAGAGTAGGTATTCACCGAGCCACCCAGACCTTTCATACGAGACGATGAACAGATATTAAGATAATCAATATAGATTACATCTGGTATAAAGTTCTTCTTCAACTTCAACTCGTTCAGTAACGCACGGAAGTGACCAACATGCGCAGATCCAGTAGGATATTCTTTGATGATTAGTTTGCCTTGAGTTTTCTTAGCAATCTTCTCGACCTTACTATCAAACATTTCTTTAGATAAAGTCTCAAGCTGATCAATAGGAAGATTCATTAAGTTCGCATCAATACGTTCAGCAATACGCTCTTCAGCCATTTCCATAGTAATGTAAAGAACATTTTGACCCTGAGATAGGTTTGCTCCAGCACAGTGACACATGAACAAAGACTTACCAACACCAGTACCAGCCATTGCGATATTCAGAGTCTTACGAGGCAATCCACCTTTAGTGATACGATTGAAGTAATCAAGATCAAATGGTATACGAACTTCTTCACGATGATAGAACTCATAACGACCCTCAGCACTATCAACATAATCATGACCAACACTGCGGTCAAACGAGATGCCCAATGCTTCGGATAGGATATCGGGCAATGCGTTCTTGCTTAGTGTTTGGTGTTTACCGTCAATGATATTGATAGATTCTAGGATAGCAAGGTGAATGGCTCGATCCTGACACCATTTCTCTGTAGACTGCATAAGCCAAGTTTCATCAACAGCTTCAACAGTCTCAAACATCTGCTCGACCTGTGAACTGATCTCGCCAACATCTACGCCACGTAGGTCGGCTGAGTCCAGTTCAATTAGGAATGCTTCTCTGGTAGGCAGGTTGTTAAACTTAGCTACAAAGTTGCCGAGTTCTTGAAACACAAACGAAGTAGATTCAGAGAAATACTCAGCCTTCAGAAATGGTATAACTTGACGAGCGAAGTGCTCGTTCTGAATTAGGTTCCTGAGTATTGTTGTTTCCAGATTCGCTTGCATCTTCACCACCTATCCTATAGTCTTCTTTACCATCAAATGCAGACATAATTATATCTCTTAATATGTCCCCAGTTAGCATTTTAAAATCATCATCACCTTCAAGTGCAGCGGATTCCTCTTTAGGTTCAAGTACACCCATTTCGAAATTTAGCTTTGCATGATCATGCTCAGGGACTTCCTGAGCACTCACTGCACCATAACCTACAACTACATCCTTGTATTTGCCATCAGTAATACGCACGCCCCAGCTATCGTAGCCTTCAACGTCGATTAACTCATAACTCACCATTGGCGATCTCCTCCATGTCAATGGTAGTAACACCACCGACACCAAACTGGTATTGCTTCTTGATAAACTCTTTGAAGTCAGAGTTAGCAAAGATTGGCTCCCAGAAAGATTCTTCTTGGGTGGCTTTCATACGAACCTTTTGACCCATCTCGCCAGTGCTTTGATCAACAGTAGCATACCAACCATTACTCGGTTTAATCACATATCCGCCAACAAGGGCAACATCAAGTAATCCAGAGTAATTAACGATACCGCCATCAAAAGTTACCTTGATTGGGATCTTAGATTTCTCTCGAACAAACCTTGACTTTTCTACGTTGATTACAAAGTCATACCCTTCAATCTCACCTGAGCTCAGTTTGTTTTGACGTCTACCAACAATCCAGATATTATCTGCAGAGTAGTAGATACCAGTACCGCCAGATACAATATCTTTAGGGAACAATCCGATTTCCTTATAGGTATGATTGATAGCAATCAAAGGAATATTCTTCATGGTTAGGTATGGGGTGGTCATACGGAATAAACCTTTCAACGCTTTGGCTCGAGACATGTCAGCAACTGACTTCTCATTCAATGCGTCTTCAAGTTCTTTCTTAGATGCTAAGTTACCAATTGAATCGATTACTACAATAACCTTTTCATCACGAGCAAGATTATCAAGCTGACCAACAAGGTCGAACTTTAACTCTTCAACGTCTTTGATAGGGGTGTGTAGAACACGATTAATATCGATACCGAACGATTCGAAGTATGATTGCGGTGAACCAAATTCTGAATCATAGAAAAGCATTACGGCATCGTCATACTTGCGAAGATAAGCTGCAGCCATCTTTAAAGCAAAAGAAGTTTTGAAGTGTTTACTCGGTCCAGCCAAGACTGTAAGACCTGAAGTAAGACCACCATCTACATCACCCGACAATGCGACGTTCATCATAGGAACGTCTGTCGGGATAATATCTTTTGTATTAAAGAAGGCTGAATCAGCTAGTGTATCGCTTTCTTTAATCTTCGAATTTTTTCGAAGTTTATCCATCAAACTCATAGTTTATCTCCAATTAATGAGACCATATTATAACATATTATTGAACAAAAGTAAAGCGATATTTTACTTTGGACGCTTCGGTAGACTATTCGAGACTTTGCTCTTAATTTTTCTGATCAACTCGTGCTTAGTTAAACCTTTGTGTAGTTTACAGCCAAGATCTTGTCCATAGACGTACAATTGCTTTGAGTTATAACCCGAAATGGATTGGATTTGTTCTCGAGCTTTACGCAACGCTTCATCATACACTGTCTGAGGATCATCAGATTCTTCCTCTACTGGTACTTCTTCAGCAGGAGCCTCTTCTTTAGACTCAATGAATGCTTCTGGGGACAAATTCTCAATAATAGGATCATCGCCCAAGTCAGGGGTTTCTTCTGCTTCTGCTGGAGTAAACTCTACTACAACATCGTCATCAGTAGAAGTATCTACCTCTACCTCTACCTCTACTTCAGTTAATTCTGTTTCTTCTACAGATTCCGCATCGTTAATTGCTGCTTGAATCTGCGCCTTAGTCATTTTGTCTGTTACGTCCAGACCCATCTCTTTAGCTTTCGCTAATAGTTTTTTCTTAGTCATTTTAGACCCTCGCCTTTTGTATTCTTCGAACCATTTCTTTTTTAACAAGACCTTTGTGTAGTTTAACTGACTCACTAGCACCCAATTCAATTAACTGAGTTCTTGTAAGTTCCATCAACTCTTCATCAGTTTGTTTCGTTTTTAGATCATTTAATTCGCTGTTACAAAATAAGTCTTTAATAGATTTCAAAAAGTTTAACATTATATTACCTCACTGTTACGATAAGCATACTCAATAGCCGAGTTTGCCTCTAATTTAATTGGTCGTTTTTCATACCAATTGCCTGTTTCCCGATCCAATTCCCGCATAAGTATTTCAATCTCAGAGTCTGTGATCGGATAACCTTTGCGGATAGCATTGAATGCGAGAGAAACCATAAACTGGTACATCTTATGATACCAACCAGTTTCAGAAATAATACGATACTCAGCCAACATCTGCTTATTTACAAATGGGCAGTCGTAAATACCATTCCAGTTATATTTATTCTTATTCTCTAGCTTAGTTTTGCGATGAGCAATAACTTCTTTCTGTAATTCTTCAGGTAAACGGTCGAGAAAGTTGTTACCTGTTTTCTTTTCAATATAAGGATGCTTACTGAGAAGACTATCGATACCAATATCTCCGCCAGAACGTGTAAAGAAAAAACTATATGACCCAGAATAATCTGCAGGGATATAGTACATTCTACTTAGATCTTTAGTTTGACGATCGGAGAGATTACCTATCTCTGTATTCAAAGCATGCCAGAAGTGTTTGATTTTATCAGCAGGAACGTGTTTGTCTAATTTAAATACTAATCTGAATTTAGGTTTATCTTCTGTGCTACTCGCAGTAGAGTAACACATATAGTACCATTCAGGAGGGACTATCGAGTTAAGTTCTTGTTTAAGATCACCTTTAAATTCATGTTCATCGACATCTACTGCGCACCACCCCGCCCATGCAGTAACGTTTACATTTCTTCTAGTCGTATTTGGTTCATAAATTGCGGGTGAGATTAAGTAAGCATCATGCTTATTCTCTACTGCAGCTTTACTCAACCCAAGAAACGTATTTTCAAGATATTCCCACTTCTCGAAGTTCATACGCTTATGAGTTTCATTATCGAAACGATTTTTAAATATAGTTAAACAATAATCCATAATAACCCCTATTATACTATAGATGATAGTATAAAGTCAACTACTTTTTTCGTGTCGTCAACGTTTTCGTGCCTCATTTCTTTGACACATCCTTCTTCTTCACCAAATAGAGTAACCTTGTCGCCATACTTCTCAGCAATACGACTTACTTTAGTCTTTACAGTTTGGATGAATTTGTCACTTTGGTTTGAACCACGTTGCACGTATCTCCGTTGCCTTTCCTCGTCAGATACAGTCAAGTGAACAATAACTTTGTCGTCAAAGCAATCAAAGAAACC